CAGAAGAAATAGCGGTGGAGTTGATGGTGATATCGCCGCCGCTTGTCGCAACCGTCAAACCCGAAACAATCACCGTGCCCGCGTTGTTGCGGAACTCTGCCAATGCAGCGGTGCCGGTAGCCGACGCCGTTGCTGACAAAGGCACGCCAGAAAGAGTGAAGATGTTACCAGAAACGGTACCCGGCGTAGCCGAAAGTGTAATCGTTGCCAAAACGCCCGTCGCGCCTGAAAGCGCCGAAGTGCCAATGACCAACGACCCCGCCGTAGCCGTACCCGTCGAGGCAGCGGCCACCTTGGTCGCAATCAAATCCGCAACGAGCTGCATCCGGTTGGTTTTAAGTGTACTTGCGTATGTAACAGCCATTTTATATCACCTTTATCAAGTTAAAGTTACAGACAATTGCCCCGACGAAATTTGCAAAACATCGCCGATACTGATGGTTTTCGAAGAAGTCAACGCCGCCGTGACAAGTTGATTTCCTGAAGTAGCCGCGTCGTAGATCGCGCAATGGGTGATTGTTCCCCATGCACTTGTTGCGGCAGACCATTGTAGGGTAGCCGTATTCGTCGCGACATTGCTGGAAACGGTAAACGTCGCACTTTTGCGCGAATATGCGCTGCCCGTCGTTGAAATTTCTGTGCCGCCAGATAACGGATCACCGACAAACAAAGCGACGTATAACGTCGAAGGCTTGGTATATGTGGTCGAACCAAGCAAATGACCAAGCAATGCGCTGTCGGTATAAGAAGTAAACGGCATTACAAAAACCCTCTTTTACGAGCTACCAATTGCGTACTCGGACGCATCGCCCGTTCGCTTTCCAACATCACTGCGTCTATTATTTGCTGACGAGCGGCCATCCATACCTGCATATTCACGGTGTCTTTAAGATACGGAGCCGCTTCAAGCAGGGTGGAATAAAGATATAGATCGGGAGACTTGGTGAGCAGCCAATTCGTCGTTTGCGACCCAGAAAGTGCTGGGATTTTTTGGTAATATGTCAGGATAATATCGGTATTGGTCGCAGGTGCGGGAAGAATTTCAAACGAACCGTCGATCATTGTATAATAGCGGGCAAGGCCAGTAATCTTATTGGCTTTGAGTACTTTTGCCTCAAGAGGTCCGATAAACGCTAAAGCCTGCTGTGGCCCGATATTGGACATATTCAGTTCTAACGAGTAGTTCTCAAGAAAATCACTCGGAACAGCCACAAATTCATTTGTGGTAATCGCTTCAGCGCGGATAAGCATATCTCGCGTACGCAGTTCGCGGTTCAATTTTGCTTCTGCGAGCGTGATAAAGGTAGTCACTGACTGAGTAATCTCTGGGTTATTTACCCAGTCAATGACTGCCTGCTGAAGTTCACTGTAGGTCGTGATAGCCATGTATTACGACTTTGCATTAGAGAACACAGGGGAACGAACGGCTTGCGCCGTTGGATTAGTGTTGTCAGCAGGTTCGTCAAGCGAGAACCCACCGATTTTTAATCCGTCCATCGACACAAGGTCGTTTTGCTGTACGGCTTGCGAGATTTGCTGCGAAAGCATCGAATTGAACAACTGCGTGCGAGCATCGTCTTTAAGAAACGGCGCAGCGTGCATAAGCGCCGTATAGAGATAAAGATCAGGAAAGTTGGTTAGCAGCCAATTGGTCGAGTTCGACGCAAGTGTGGGTATTTTCTGATAATACGTGCAATCGACCGATGTGGTTGAACTCGGAATCGGAGCAAATTCAAAGTTCCGGCCCATAACTGCGAAAAACGCAGGGGTTGCAGCGTTGCGAAGACGGGCACGGCGTAATGTAATAAGCTGCTGTGGGGTTACTTGTTCTAACGGCGCGGATGTCGTGCTTGTGACCTGCAAGTAAATCGGTTCAAGCATATCTGTCGGGGTCGCAACTTTTTGCGAACTTGCAGAAACGCTCAATACTGAGGTCTGTACCATAAACGTCGAACGAATTGATTTATTCAATGTTGATTCGGCAAGCGTAATGAAATCTGGGATTTGCTGAGCAAGGTCAGCACGGTTCAACCAGTCCGAAACCGCTTGCTGAAGTGTGGTATAATTTGTGATAGCCATCTTAGATTACTCCGGGTCTCGTCCTAAAAAACCGATTATCTGGGTCATTTAACCAACGCTTCAAAGCGACTTGGTCGTCTAAAATACCTTTTTTCTTCAAATCCCAATAAATAACCATTGGAATTTGAGCTACTCGCGAAAATTCCCCGTATTGCTGCGGAGCATCATTGTAGTGCGCCTTATTGGCTTCAATGACTTCGTTGACATCCTGCTCGGCGGTAATTGTCGCTTCGTCAGTTTGTTCATCGTAATGAAAAACGTGACGGATGCCGGTATTTGGGTCTGTATCTAAGAGTTTTTTCATTGGGCGCTACTTGCAAGTGATTGGGGGCGAGCCGCAAGCCCGCCCCCAGTCGTTATTACGAGGTGGCGAGGTCGCGAACCGCAGCGTGCGACTTCTGCTGACGAACCTTGAGGCCGTATTCCACGATGATCATGCGCTTCTCAGCGTCGCCCGTCTTCGCGAGAACTTCCGTGCGGAAGTTACGGAGATAGCCGACCGAAGCGTACTCAGGATCAAGGATGTAAGCGGTGTTTTCAGGTTGGAAGCGGTTAGGCACGACGTTTACGGTACCGAAGTCGGAAACGTACACGTCTGCTGCACCGATGATTTCAGCCTGCGAACCAGCAGGAACGTCGCGATAACGCGTCGCAATGCCGGTGAAGCCTGACACGACGGTCTTGTTGAAAGGACCGACCATCAGAACCTTCGGATCACCACCCTGCGTCCAGACGCCCTGAATGGCCGTCTTGAGCAAGCTTTCAGTAAACGCACGGGCCGTACCGGCACCTGCCGCCGTAGCAGGAGTACCGTCGAGGTTGCTTCCGCCGGAAGACATCACAGGAGCCGTACCGGTCGCGCCGGAGTAGCTGTTGGTGATGATCCACGAACCAAGCCCCGCAGTGACGCGAGCGGTCGTGTTGTTACCAGCAACGGAAACCTGACCAGCCGTAAGCGTCGATTCCATATCGCGCTTAAGTTCCGAAGCCGCCTTGGCGAGTTCGTAGGCAAGGTAAGAACGCATACCGGCCTTATCTACTGCTTCAAGCGTACCCGAAGTTTCGATGATCTTGGAGCTGATCTGCGTGTAGTTGCCGACGCGCTGCGTAGGGGTACGAGCCGTAGCCGTGCCGTTGTAGTCGTTACCTTCGAGCTGGGCATTCGACGCGCTCGCAGCGGCGAGGTTATCGGTCTGCCATTCGAAGTAGGTGTTCTTCACGTTCTCGCGACCGACGTTCGACATGAACGGAACGTCAACTGGCGAGATGTTATAGATTACGTTCGCGAGGTCTTCGCGAACGGCGCGGTAGCCGTCGTACCGCGTAACGGTATTAGTTGCGATAGCCATAATTAGTCACCTTTCGTTAATCCAAAAAAGCTTCAAAAAGGGAAGCGGCATCGCCGATTTTCCCACTTCGTGCGAGACGTTGTTTCGCTTTGGCGACGTCGGATGTGGGCTTTGGTGCGTTGGATGCAGACCCGGCAGAAGCGGTCTTCGGCCCCTTAGACGTAATCGGTTGTGGCCGATTAGCATTTAGGGCGTCATACTGCATCGCCTTCCATAAGGCGACGACTGCACGGTGGTCGTAGGTCTGACCGAGTTCCTCGGCGGTGAAGCCTAGCTTCTGGCCGTATTCGAGCAACTTCGGGCGATCAGATTCCCACTTCTTCGGGTCTTTCCACGTTGGTACTGCTTCAACCAGCTTTTGCCGGTTGTCCTGCACCAACTTGGCGAGAGCCGCCTGCTGTTCCTGCGCCTGCATGGCCGTCAACCGCTGCGACTCAAACTGAGCTGCTGCCAGCTTGTCCTGTCGTTCGCGCCAAACGTCCTTCTGCCGCACATATTCCAAAGGATCGGTATCGTAGAGCTTCTGCCAATCCGGCTCCTGCGGCAGCGTGGCCTGTATCTGCTGCTGAAGCGCGGTGAGCAGTTGAGCGTACTGCGCACGTTCCTGTGTCACTGCCTGCCGCTCTGCCTCAAAGCCTTTACGCTCCTCGGACAATGCCGCAGTTTTCCGCGAATAATCCGCTTGCCTCTGGTAGCCTTTGACTGCTTCTTCCAGTGGAATCTGCTCGGTCTTGCCATTGATTGTAACGGTGACTAGCTGGACTTCTGGCTGTTCAGTTTCAGTACCTTCTTCATCAGCGGCGGCGTCATCTTCGGGGGCAACCTCTGTTTCCTCAGAAACAGGTGCCGTCTCATCCCCTTCGGGTTCGCCTTCAAACGCCTCTGCTTTTTCGGCAGGGGCTTCACTAGGTGCCTCAGCATATTCAGGCGCGTTGAGATCGGAGTTTCCTCCGGCAAGCAACGCCTCAAATGTTTGTGCTGCACCCGCGATGCCGGTGGCTGGTGTGGCCGTATCGGTCATTTATTTTTACCTCAAACTTGGGTTCCGCGCAAGCGTCGGTTCCATTCGGTTACTTTTATGCTTTGCGCGACGTTTTTAAGTTCTTCACGCAAGGCGTGGATGGCAAGCACCATGCGGTAGCAATGCTCCCGCGTATCGGTGCCTATCGGCACGGTTGCTCTCCAATCTTCAATGAACTTCTGTTCAAGCCGATTAAGAAGTTCGGCAACCGCGTCGGATTTTGCAAAATCTTGTGCCTGATGCACAAGTTCAGATTCAAGCATTTGGCTGGCTCATGGGTTGACTAAGTGCTTGTACCAAATGCCCATGCCGCTGAGTTTCGGCGTCGATATGGGCTTTTGCTAATTCTTGGTCGCGGGAAATCAACCCTTCAATATGCGCAGTATTGACCTGCGTGCCGTATTTCGCTTCGATATCGGCCATACGTATCATCGCATCCAAGTGCATTTTCTGCTGGTCAAGTTGATTACGCCGTGCTGAATCCACCGCATCGGCTTGCAACTTGGCTGCATCGTTTTGCGCTTTAGCCTGTGCCTTCTGGGCCTCAATCTGCACAAGCATCATGTTCGGATCAGGTGGTGGCGGGGTCTGCTGTTGCTGTTGCAACATTTGCTGAATGGTTTGCTCATCAATTGGCTTAAAGTACCGGCTTGCGTCCTTAAACCCTGCAAGGGTACAAATCTGCGCCAGAGTGTTGCGGTACTGGCTGGCATCTACCAGAGGATTTGATGGGCCAAGCGTTTGCATGATCTGCTCTTGCTTTTGCGCCACCATCATCAAAAACTGCATCTTGTCGTTGTCGGTGCCGTGGCCGAGCGCCACGTTCACCTGCACGTCCATGTCGGCGTCCCAATATTTTGGATCGACCTGAACCCACTTGCCCCGCAGGCGCACCATGCGCGGTTTGTCTTGGTGGCGAATGATTAGCCTTAATAGCCCTTTGAATAAACGCTTCATACCATTCTCGGCAAACAACCGAGCGACCAGCTCAATACGTTCCTGCGCACCCTGCACCGTGGCGTTCACCGCCGATGCCGTGGTGCTTTGAAGCACGTCGGGGTTGAGTCCTTGCGATGCGGCGCTGATGCCAGTGCGCTGGGCGCGGACGTCATCCATGTACGCGATAAGTGGCATCGCATTTTGCCCGACGAAAGGTTCAGCCAGCGGCTGCACCATTCCGGGGGCACGGGCGCGAATGATTGCTCCCGTTTCGTTGTTCATCACGTCGTCCATATTGACCTGCCCCTCGACCACGACAGTGCGAGGGTGAATGGTCTGGGCGAGTGAATCCATTGTATTGCGCACAATGGAAGACTTGATGCGCTGCAAATCACTGGTTTGGTCGGCGATGGATTGACCGATAATCATGTGCGGTTCTGGATCGGGGCAGAAAAACGCAAACGGTACGTCGGTTGCGATCTCGTCGTGCAGAATATGGTGGGCATTGCCCAGCGAGCACACTTTGCGCAGTTCGGCGATGCCGTCGCCGTCCTTGTCAATGCGGACATAAGATTCGACATAAAGGATACGACGCATCGACGGATCGGGATTATCCGCGTGCATCATAAAGGACATGATTGCAGGGTTGCGGGTCTGCGCTTCGTAATTGATTGAAAAAACATCGCCTTGACCAGCGTACTTTTCTACTTCTTCGCGGTCGTAGCCCATCGCTATGAGTTCGCTCATAGTCTTTAACGACCGATGGCCGACATAGGCAGCGGTGTCGAGGTCACGGGCTTCGCGGGCGATTAGGAACTCTTCGGGTGGAACCGACTCGATAACAACCTTGTTGCGCGGTATCTTGCGGCGAATGGTGATGTCGTATTTGACTTCAGGCGGGGCGATCTGTTGGCCGTCGGGACCAATCACTGCCGTCTGATGGACGACTTCTTTCATCTTGACGAGTTCGCAGCTTTCGTCCTGCATTATCAACGAAACACTGGCCTGATCCAATCCCGTATATTCGGCTTCGCTGATTTCGGTATCTTCCGACCAACGCCATTTGATAATGCCGGTCTTGCGTACCAGCGCATCCTTAAACGCACCATGTAGGATGCTGAAGCCCGGATTGTCGTTGTAAAAAATAAAATTGACGTAATCCGTGGCCTGCTCGGCCAATTCAATCGTTTGGTCATTACGCGGTGCGTACTCGACAACTTGTTCGGACGCCGTGAAGATGCGCAGCAAAGACGGGATCATCGCCTGCACGACGTCCCGCACTTCCGTCATGACAATTTGGCTACGGCCTTCTTCCTCGTTGCCAAATAAGTCACCACGATAGTATTGGGTAGCTTGCGCACGGGCTGGCGCGACAAACCCATCGATGTAATCAACAGCGTCGTCAATTGACGACTTTACGCTCGCAGAAAACTGCGATTCAGACATTTCCTCTTTTGGATCAGGCTCGTTATTAAACTGCGTAGGTTCCGCAGTATAATCCTCGCCCAGCAGCGCGTCCTGAGACGACTGCGACATGCCTGCGTAGTTGCTTGCCATTATTATTTTTTCTTCTTCATTGCGGACTTGTCGGCTTTCATGTCGGCTTTGCTGCCTTCCTTATAGCCTTTGGCCTTATCCACCGCCTTGTCGGCTTTGGAGGACTCATATTTCTTCATGGTCATTTTAGCCATTTCACATGCCTTTCTTGGCAGCCTTCATGAACTGAGTTGGCTTCGCCGCGCCCTTGTTCACAACAGACTTAGGTTTTGGCGAACTTTCCTTTTTGCCAAAATTGGCGGGATCAGGAGCACCCTTCTTATTCATTGCACCGTGAAGGTTCTTAGGCATTTTGGTTTTAGCTTTGAACATACTCGTTACCTTTCTTAGAGCCCGACTACGGGTTTGGAACCAATGAGCGGCAACCCCGCCGCGATCTTGCGCTTCTGCGCGGATGTACGACCGGCTTTCGTAACCGCCGCGTGCTGCGCAGGGGTCTGTGGCTTTAGGGAAGCCTTCTTTGGCGCGAGCGTTGCAGCGTCGTGATCGTAACCACCCGAACCCTGCGGGGTCAGGCTCATCCGGCTTTCAGCCGATGCAATCTGGTCGTGCAATCCTGCAAACTTGTTTGCCATTACGAATACCTTTGTTTGGAAATTTGCACGCAATATACCTGACTTGCGTGCCTTACACAACGCCCGCGATAGACCTCTTAAGCGATTTGCCAGATACCCATTTGGATGCACGGCCCCCCACCATCGCAGCTCCGCTGGCGAAAGTAAGGCACAACGCATCGGCGATGTCCGGGGAGCGCATCCCCCGGCGTTTCATATCGGATTTGCCTTCGACTTTGACTTTTCCGTTAGACGTAAACGTATAGGTCGGGGCGCATAGCTCTTGCCGCAATTCGTCCATCTTGGGTATCTTGCAACTGCGCTGATTGAGCCAATCCCGCACGGCAAGCCACAATTCGTCACGGAGGCGTGCGGCTTGCGGATTCATCGCCGCTGATTCGGAAACATTAACATCGCGCACGTTATGTCCAAGCTCGCGTAGACGGTCAGCAACGCCAGACCCCAATCCGATAGAATCCACGCAAATCTCACTAGGCTTGTCAGTTTCGGCTTCATGCACGATCCTTCCGACCGTTTCCATCAAATCAGCGCCGGTCCAACTTTTGATCTCGGTGACGATCTGCCCCTGCCGTTTCACGATGCAGGTGCGGTCGTCACCGAACCGTGCCACGTCTATCCCGTAAATAATAGGCTCCATGCGGTCGAGCACGATGTCCCGATCCATTGCGCCATCCACCAACTCGGCTGCAATCAGCACGTCGTCTTCGCGCAGGGAAAATTCGCCTAGCACGCGGACGCGGAAGGCATTGCTGTTTTCACCGTAGGTGGCTTTAATCTGATTGATGAAGTCTTCGGATACGAGCGGGTTGTCGTAACACGACACATGCATCGTGTACCAATCCGACTTAAGCTGGTGGTGGGTCTTAAAGAACAAGCCAGAGTTACGGGTCGGGTTGCCGATTAGCACCGTCGTTGCGCTATGGCCCGACATCGAACCCGCAGCCGACTCAAACACCGGTTCGGGGATGGCGCTGGCCTCGTCGCAGATAATCAATACGTTTTCAGAGTGAACGCCTGCTAGGGCTTCTGGCCGCTCGGCAGAGGAAGTACGCGCCGACATGAAGCTCGCTTCGGGCGCGTGCTTGTGCACGATGCGATCGGAGAATACTTCGATGTTCTCTTTTAGGAACTCAGGCAGGGCGTTAATCCACCGCTTCACTTCAGAAAACAAAGCGTCGAAGAGCTGCCCCGCCGTAGGCGCGGTCAATACACTTTTCTGTGGATAACGTGTAAGCATAAACCAGATTAAGGCCCATGAGCACACGGTTGACTTGCCTACCCCGTGGCCCGCACGAACGCTGATTCGTCTTTCGCCACGCCCAACTGCGTTTAGAAAGTCTTTTTGCCAAGGTAATGGTTTGGCTTTGAGGACATCCTCAACAAACTCCACGGGCCGATTCCTATAAACCTCAATGAAAAATGCATAGGCTTCTTCCATTGTTTTTATATTTTTTGGATCGATTGCGTTCTGCGCAGGGGGTGGGGTGGGGGTCACAAGTTTTTCCGTGGTTATAGAAATAGGGTGGGTATCTATAAAACCACCCCCCGATGGTCCCGCTGCCGGGGGGTTTTGGCGCTTGGCGCTTCGCGCTTTGCTTGCCGCGTCACTCGTCATCCAATAGCCTTGCGTTCACGTTCACGTCGATCGGTTCCGAATGATGAACAATCATAACTGGTTCAATGTTTTCAATGACTTGCATGGTGTTTTCGGGTGCGTCATGCACCCGTAAAGCTGTCATTGCTGCCATGCTGACGAGTGCATTCAGATGCGGAGACATCGAGTGTGTGACTTCTAGGCTAGCCTGCTGCTTTGCTTTGCCTATCGCTCTGTCAAACACCTCGCGTGCTGCTGCCAGCTTCTCGCTAGTGCTGCCGTTCTCCATCGCTTCTTCCAGCACGTCCACAGCTTTAAACGTCAGTCCTTGCAATCGACGTTTCAACGCATTCTCGCGAGCTGTCATGCCTGCTGGATTGCCTGATTGTCCTTTCTGCCAAGCCACTGCACCACTGCCTTAAGTTGTTGATCGGATTAAAGAACAAATAATCCCATAAAAAGAAACTTGCAAGCCACACAACTTTCTTG